TTTAGGTGGTGGCACGGGTAATTTTGCAGATGAGGTGGCAATTGATACACCAGCAGCAACAACAGATTTAGGTGAAATTACAGCAGATGGTGGCGCGGGACAAGCAACGAGTGGCGTGGATCTAGGAAACAATTCAGGATTTAACGCAGGTGTAACTCCAGGACCCTCTGGTTTTATTGGACTTGATCCAGACATGGATATTAATACTCAAGATATTACTGATTACGGAACTTACGATCCACCCGGTTTAGGTGAAGTCACAGCAGATAACTATGGTACGGAAACAGATTTAGGTGAAGTCACAGCAGATAACTATGGTACGGAAACAGATTTAGGTGAAATCACAGCAGATAACTATGGTACGGAAACAGATTTAGGTGAAATTACAGCAGATAACTATGGTACGGAAACAGATTTAGGTGAAGTCACAGCAGATAACTATGGTACACCAAAAACTTTTGACGATCAATATCAAAGTATAGAAGATGTACCTGTGGATACAGGAATTAATTATTCAGAGTTTGATGATTTAGAGGCAGATGTAGGTGCTCAACCAACCTTTGCAGCAGAAGATGTTGATACACAAGGTAATCTTTTACAATCAGGTATAGATAAAATGAAAAGTGTATTCCCAGATTTTAATCCAATTGTTGCAGCAGGTAAAATTGCATTTAATAGTTACATTGGTGCACCAGTAACTTTAGCCTTTGATGCTTTAAAAGCTATTGGTGGCATTTTGCCTAAAGACTCATTAGAAAATTCTACAACAAGAAGTATAGCTGCTCAATTAACTGCAGAAAATAATTACGGATACAATATGCAGTCTGGAAACATAGGTCAAGATCCATTTGGAAGAAACCCAGTATCTGCTTTTGGTAATTATGAAGAAACATTGGCAGAAGATGCAACATATGTTGGAGATAGTAATTTTAGTAATGCTAAAAAACAATATGCAGAAGATTACTTTAATGCTAAAGCTGAGAAAGCTAGTGGTGTTGACATGGAAGATGGAACAGTTGTAGGTCCAGGGGAAATGCCTGTTACACAAGATGAAATTAATGCGTTTAATGAACCTACGCAAGAAGAAAAAGACGCAGCAACAGAAATTTCAAATGCAGCAAGTGTTGCAATGGGAAAAGCACGTTATGGTGATGGTGGCCCAGAAACAACTGACACAAGTACAGTAGATGATTTTGACGATGGGACTATGACAGGAGTAGCAGCACCCACAACATCTCCAAATCCTATTGATAGTTTTTTTAATGCTGTTGATAACGCAGCAAGTGGTGATGGTCCAGGTACAACTAGCCCAAGTTTATCTCAAGCGCAATCGACAGCTAATATAGATGCAGCAAGAGGAGGTAACACAGGATCAACTAGCGGAAGTTTATCTCAAGCACAATCAACAGCTAATATAGATGCAGCAAGAGGTGGTGGCGGCGGTGGCGGTGGCGGCAAGATTGTCTGTACTATGATGAATGACTCTTATGGCTTTGGATCATTTAGAAATAAAATATGGTTAAAACATTCAAGAGATATGGCACCTGAATATCAAATAGGGTATCATAAAATATTCTTACCATTAGTTAAATTATCTAAAACAAATAAAGTATTAAAGAAAATATTAGAACACATTGCAATACACAGAACAATTGATATTAGACAAGAAGCGAGAGGCAAGACTCATTTATTAGGTAGAGTATATAGAAAAATACTAGAGCCTATTTGTTACATAGTAGGTAAGTATGCCAAATAAAGACGCACTACAAAAAATAGAGTCCCACGAAAAACTTTGCCGTATCATGCAGAAACAAACCCACGATAAAATTTTAAAACTAGAACAACAAATCAATAGAGTAGAAAGTATTTTATTGGTGTCAGTGGGTACATTAGTTGCGGGTATGGCTAGTGTTATAGCAATGCTAATTGTAAAAATTTAAGCGCGTCATACGTATATCCTACAATTTCCTATGTTGTGGTGGTCATTGGTTTAACAGTCGATGAAAAAACATAGAGATTTGGAAAACTGAACCAAATTCGCTAGTTAAAACAGGACACCACCACGTTGCCCTCAGGAACTCATTTCCAATCCCTATTCATAAAATCTTAAATCCAATCTTTTAATTCTTCACCCATAACTTTAGATGCAATATTAATTTTATTACGAAGAGCTTTTACAATTCTTTCATCAACTGTGTCTTTACATATTATATCAATATAAGTCATAGGATATTTTTGACCAATACGATCTATCCTAGCTTCCGATTGAGTTCTAAATTCTAAATTGTAACCATTAGAATAGTAAATCATATTACTAGCTGCAGTTAATGTAATACCAAAACCACCTGTTGCAGGTGTACCAACAAAAAATCTGCACTTAGGATTGTCTTGAAATTTTTTAATATTATCTTGTCTCTCGTCTTTCGGTGTTAGGCCATAGTAATCAACCACAGAACCCTCGCCATACTCTTTAACTATAGCTTTTATAATTTGTGTAATGTCTTTTTGCCAATGTCCCCATATAACAACTTTACCCTCAATCTCACCTAACACATCAACTAGTTCTGTAATACGATTGTTAGGTATCTCTTGTGTTGAACCATCGTCTGCTGTAAAATGTCCGCACGTTATTTGTTGCAATCGCATAAGTTGGGTCATGACAGTTGTGGTACTAACCATCTTACCATTTAACACGGCAAGAGCTTTTTGTTTCATTTGTTGGTATAATTTTGTTTGGTCTGGACTTAATTGTACAATACGTTTGACAAAAGTTTTTTCAGGTAAATCTAAACAATCATCTTTTAATACTCTGTAAGAAAAAGGTTCTAATTTAGAAGAAAGCTCACCTAAATTATGATAGCCAACAACAATCTGTACCGACCGACCATTAAAATTAGCGTTCTTCATAATTGCATATCTAGTTCTAAAACCATAATAAGATGCATGACCTAGTAACCATGGATCTAAAAACTGACACTGTGTGTATAAATCTAGTGGTGATTTAGTAACAGGTGATCCTGTAAGTATTCTTCTATACTTAGAATGTTTAGCTAAACCTAAAATATTTTTAGTTCTTTTTGCAGTAGGATTTTTAATAGTTGTAGACTCATCAATTGCAATCAATGTGTTGTGGCAGCTTAAAAACTTACTAGCAAAGTCTACGCCTTTTTTAGTAGAGAATGCTTCTACGTTCATAATTAAAATATGAAGTTCTTCTCCAGATTGAAACAATGTTTGTAATTTTTTATCTTGTGTTTTATTAATCATGGCTTGCCATAGAACCATTTTTTTATCTATGTGATCTACAAGGTGGGTGGGTATTTCAGAGTCGTGCCAATTTTGATAAACACCTTTAGGTGCAATAATTAAAAGACCATTAATTTTACCCTTATCATAAAGCATAGATACATTATCTATTAATACTTTAGATTTACCTGTACCCATTTCCATAAAATAGGCATAAGCTTCTTTGTTCCATGACTTTTCCAACGCCTTTAATTGATGTGCGTATGGCTTAGTTTTAAATTTATAATTAATCATTTTTATTTCGTCTTTCTATTTGACAAACTATACAAAAAGAAATAGAAGTCAACTATGAAAGAAAATATATCGCAAAATGAGCCTATTGTTTATTTGTTACAAGAGGTACCCGGTACTAAAATTGGTCGTCCAAAATATAATATTATTGGCGCTCAAAAATTTGGTGAGATAAAAGTTCTCTTACGTGAGGACACCCAAATTGTTAGGAGCCCGGGTCCGATAACTTATCAACTTAGAAGGTTACTAAAAGATTATACAGATAAAGATTATTTATTGTTATCTGGTGATCCAAAAGTAATTGGTCTAGCAATAGCGGTCGCATGTGATATTAACAATGGAAAGTACACTACGTTAACTTGGGATAGACAAGAGAAAATGTATTACCCGACCGAGTTCAACATACATGAAAGAGGAGAAATAAATGAGCAAGATAAACTATGAAGAAGACAGAGTACAATCAGTAACACAAGCTGATGACGCTAAAACTTTATCTGATAAAGTTATAAAGTTAAAAAATTTAGAGGATGAGATTAAAAACGCTGAAGACAGTGTCTCTAAATTAAAAGAACAAGCAAAAATATTATCACAATTTGAAATACCAGTGATGATGGAAGAAATGCATATTACAAAATTAAAGCTTAAAGATGGTGAATCTGTAGAGATAAAAAAAATCTACGGTGCATCAATCCCTCCTGCACAACAAGAGGGAGCTTTTACATGGCTTCGAAATAACGGCCTTGGTGATATTATTAAAAATGATATTACCGTTACCTTTGGCCGCGGCGAAGACAACAAGGCGAGCGAATACGCAACCCTTGCACAAGGTCAGGGGTTTGAACCCGTCCAGAAAATTGGCGTTCATCCCCAGACACTTAAAGCAGTAGTTAGAGAGCGTCTCGAAGCTGGACAAGAGATGCCCTCTGATTTATTCAAAACTTACGCAGGTAACAGTACAAAAATCACGAGGAGATAGATATGAGTGACGAGAAAAACGTAGCAGTAAAAGAAGAAGCAGGATTACCTTCATCAGTTTTGTTTGAAGATGATGCTGCATCTGGTTTTGAGAATGTAAAGACAAGTAGTTTGGCTTTACCCATCTTAAAACTTCTACAGAATGGTTCTGGAGAAGCACAAAAACGTAATCAAAATTATGTTGAAGGTGCAGATCCTGGAATGCTTTTAAATACAGTTACTAAAAAACTGTACAATGGAGCAGAAGGAGTAAAAGTTATTCCTTGCCATTACAAACTAGAGTATCAAGAATGGGCAGATTTTGGAACTGGTTCAGGTAGACCAGAAAACATTTTTGCCGATGGTTCTGATATTTTAGAACAAACAACCCAAGATGGCGGCGGTAAGGATAGACTAGAAAATGGTCATTATATTCTAACTGTTGGTCAGCACTATGTGTTGGTAGTTGGAGATGATGGGTCTGCAGAACAGGCTTTAATCTCTATGAGTTCATCGCAGGGTAAGATAAGCAGAAAATGGAACTCTATGATGATGTCCATTTCACTTGATGGAAAGAACGGTCCTTATACACCGCCATCATTTAGCCATTCTTATACTTTATCCACTGTTTTAAATTCGGGTAAAGGTAATCAATGGTATGGTTACAATATCGTCAAAGGCACTGCCGTTACAGATGCAAATATGTATGAGCGTGCAAAGAAATTTTACACTAGTTTAGCTAGCAAATAGTGTGGATAGTAGGCGGTCGATGGAGACGTAGACCGCCTACGCAACAGAGTGGATATGACAGAAGTAGAAAAATTTATAAATATATTTGAAGGCTTAAATAGTGCCTACGGTCAAACTGTCAAGACAGATCAGTTTAGCGAAAAAGGTAAACATAAAACTAAATCATTTACAATTAAAAATCCTGTAATTAAAAAATTATGGGCAGAACACCTAAAAGGCAGTGATCCAGGATTAGGTATTGTACCCATTAACCAAGAGAATAAATGCAAGTGGGGTTGCATAGATATTGATACCTATCCTTTTGATCATAAAAAATTTATAGCAAAACTAAAAGAAAAAAATATACCTATGATTGTATGTCGATCTAAATCAGGTGGAGCACATGCTTTTATTTTTACCAAACAATTTGTACCTGCAGCTGTAATGAGAGCAAAATTAAAAATAATTGCATCAGCAGTAGGTTTTGCAGGGGCAGAGATATTTCCTAAACAAGACTATATTAGAGTAGACAGAGGCGACACAGGTAGTTTTTTAAATCTACCTTACCATGCGCACGAGAGAACTGTAAGGTATGCTTATGGTGTTGATGGTAATGTATTATCATTAGAAGAATTTTTTGAGGTGCATGAAAATACTGCACTAGATGAAGTAAAATTAAATGAATTAAAAATTAAAGCTGACAAAGAAAAGAAAGATGATTTTAAAGGTATGCCACCTTGTTTGATTACATTATTAAATGATGGTGTACCAGATGGTCAAAGAAACAATTGTATGTACAATGTTGGAGTCTACCTTAAAAAAAGATACCCAGACAAGGAGGAATGGCAAGGACACATGTTTACTTACAACAAACAATTTATGGATCCACCACTAGATGCTAGTGAAATAAATACATTAATAGGGTCAGTAGAGGGTAAAGAATATCAATATAAATGTAAGGATGAACCTATACATAGTTTTTGTAATGCTAAAAAATGTGCACTACAAGAATTTGGTGTCGGAGATAATGCACCCACACCAGAGATATCAGAGATTAGAAAATATGATTCTGATCCACCAATATACTTTGCAACAATTGATGGTGAAAGTATTGAGGTAGACGATATTACATTGCATGATCCAGAAAAATTCTCGTTAGCTTGTATGAACCAGATAGGCAAACCTATGATGCCTGTAGCTAAACACTTGTGGCGTAGATTATTAATTAAATTATTTGCAAACTTAGAAATTATACCTGCACCAGATTCATCAAAATTAGATGTGCAGCTAAGAGAGATACTGGCAGATTATATAAATAAAACACCTGGTAAGGAATTAAAAGATGTGATGAGAGGTATTGCATTCACAGACACAGATGGTTTTACATATTTTAAATTTAAAGATTTTTGGAAGTTTTTATTAAAGACCAAATCATGGGCTGAAAAAACTTATCCTAAACAAAAAACAATGAGGTTTTTAGAGTCATTGTTTGAAGCAGTAGAAGATACATCTAAAAAAATAAATACAAAAACTGTAAGACTATTAAAAATGCCTACAGTTAAATTAGATAGACCTAACCCTAGAACAACGAAAGTAGAAAAATCACCATGGCTATAGTAAAGAAGATAATGGGACCACCAGGTACGGGTAAGACGTACAGACTAGTAAACCATTATTTAAAAAAAGAATTAGAAGAATATAAAACTAATCCAGAAAAAATTGCTTACATAACATTTAGTAGAGCTGCAGCAGAAGAGGCTGGAGAAAGAATTGAAGCATTGTTCCCAGATGCTAAGTTAAAATATATATCAACTATGCATGCTATGGGTATGAGACAGTCTAACATAGACGCTAACACACAGTTATTAACTGGTAAGAAGTGGAATAGATTTAAACAACAATATCTAGAATGGCAGAACGTGTCGTTTGAAACAACTGTTGATGCAGCAGGTAACCCTAGATATCAAAATACACATTTACAAATAATACAATACTCAAGATCTAAATTAATATCTATTGAGGATGCAACTGTAGAATTACAGAAACACCATGATATTGATGTGGATACCACAATACAATTAGAGACAGATTTAAAATCATTCAAAGAAGGAACTAATATGGTTGAATTCTATGACATGATTAACAAGTTTGTCGAGGAAGATCGATGTCCTCCACTCGATGTCATCTTTCTCGATGAAGCCCAAGACCTTAGTGCACATCAATGGAAATGTTTTGATTACATAAAATCAAAATGTAAGAGAGCTTACATAGCCGGTGATGATGACCAAACAATCTATGGGTTTCAAGGTGCAGATGCAGCTTGTTTTATGGCACAAGAAGGTGAGAGAGATGACCAAGAAATATCTCGTCGAGTACCTAGAAGCGTGCATCGAGAAGCTATAAAAATATTAAATAAACTTACCACTCGAATAGATAAAAAATGGATACCAAGAGATGCAGAAGGTAATGTTTTTAAGAACTATACTTTTGATGAGATTGATTTTTCTGCAGGTAAATGGATGATATTAGCTAGAACAAATAAACTTCTTATAAATATATCAGAACATTTTTATTCTCTGGGTATTAGATTTAAATCTAAAACAAATACTAGATTACCAAATACTGTAGTTGAGGCATATCAAGTTTGGACTCGATTAAATCAAGGAGCGTTTGTATCTGGAGAAGAAGCACAGACAGTGTACCAATACCTTGTGGTAAAGAAGGGACATGTAGCGAGAGGCTTCTCTGACGGTAAAAGTTTACAGAATGTAAAAAGTATTGATTTAGATAAATTAAAACAAGAGCATGGTTTATTAATACAAGGTGATTGGCAACAGTTACATATACCAGAACAGTATAAGGAATACATGCAAACTTTATTAGAACGAGGTGATGATTTAATGAAGAAACCAAATATAGAATTACTTACATTACATGGAGCAAAGGGTAAGGAGTGTGAGAATGTTTGTCTATTTCCAGATTACGGTACAGAAGGTCAAGATGAATTTATATATCGTAATGCATATGAAGACCCTGATCCAGAGCATAGATTATTTTTTGTAGGTACAACTAGAGCTAAAGAAAATTTATATTTAATGCAACCCACATCAGATTATTATTACACAATAGGAGAACCAATAGTATGAACAGAGGGGAGCTTGCAGTAATGGATTTATTATTCATAACAGCAATGACTTCAATTTGGATATCTATAGTATTATGAAAACATATGATAAACAAGTAGGTGGATCACATTACAAAGATATGGTGATTCAACCTGCAGATTTTATAAATAAAAACAAATTACTTTTTGCAGAGGGTAATGCAATTAAATATATTTGTCGACATAAAGCAAAAGGTAAGTTACAAGACATTGAGAAAGCGATACATTACCTAGAAATGATTATTGAAAGGGATTACAAATAATGTTTGAAGCACCTACTGAATGGATAAGTCCAGAATCATTCCCTGATTTAAAAGATTACAAGTATATAGCAATTGATTTAGAGACAAGAGATCCAGATTTAAAATCACGAGGTTCTGGTGCAATAATTGGTAATGGAGAGATTGTAGGCATAGCTGTGGCTGTAGAAGGATGGTCTGGGTACTATTCTTTTGGACACTCGGAAGGTAATTTTTTTGATAAAGCAGCTGTAATGAGTTGGATAAAAGAAGTATGTGCTCTACCTAATGTAAAATTATTTCATAATGCAATGTATGATGTGTGTTGGTTGAAAGCCTATGGTGTACCCGTCAATGGACATATTGTTGATACAATGGTTATGGCCTCATTAATAGATGAGAATAGATTTTTTTATTCATTAAAT